GTGTATTTGCCCTGATGCAAGCCTATTGTGTAAGTGTCTATGTATTGCCCTGCTTTTAATACAGCTGTGCCTAAGCTATTCATAGGATGATTAAGCCAAAATGTACCAGGGTTAGTAGTACCGGTGTACCATTTCACCTGATCACCTTGCACCAATCCTATTAGATCATCAAATTTATTAGGCTCATTAGCTTTGCTACGTATTCCTACTATGTGAAATGCAGGCCACTTATAGCCCAGCTCTGTGAATTGAGCCTTAAGCTCTTCGATTGTTGGTGCTTTCATTCTTTCTTAGTTCTTTATCTCGTTTAGTTAGATAGACCTTTAGCTTACGCTCATAGTCTTTTCTTGTTTGCTCTTCCTTTGTTATCTTCATTTAGTTAGTAAAGTTTCTAATGCTAAATCTATTCCATGGATTTGCTGCATCATTAGCAGCTCTGCTAAATGCTATTTGACTCTGCCTGTTAACTACACGAATGGGTGTAATATCAGGCGAAGTATTATTGCTATATTCAGGATAGTCTGAGTTATTAGCACAAAGGTAATCTACCAATCTTTGAGTATAGTAGTTAGCATTCTCACGTGCCATATCTCGTAAAGATGAAAGCTCACTTTGAGAGATCGCTGTAGTGTTCTCAGATTGGCGAGTAACTAAGTTACCGTTATCATGCTTATACATCAGCATAGGATAAAGTTCTACCATAGTCCACCAAGCCGTTGGCTTTACAATATACTCATTTAGCAAAGTCTCATAGACTCCAGCTAAGGTTCCTGCGCTTATCTCATTCTTAATCTTATTGGTAAGATTAGTGCCAAGCCAAAGAGTAATATACTTATCCTGCGCTAAGTAAATTGCAGGGCGAATAAGGTTAGTATCTACAGCCTCATTTAGCTGAGTGTATTTCTTTAAAAACTCTTCGTTAATGAATAATATTTCGGGTGCTATTGCCATGGTTATTTAGTGTTTAATTTGTTCCTGGATATCTGCCATTATTTGGCAAGTCAAAAGTGCGAGTATTAGCTGTAGCAAATCCTTTAGCTATATCTCTTAAAGGCATTCCTGCTCTGATTGCTTTAGATACAGAAATCTCATCAGATGACTCTAAGCCATTATCTGCAATGAATCTTCCCTTCTCTCTCTTGCGAAAGTAAACTCTGCGCTCCCAAAAATGTTTACAGTTGACTGATCCTTTGTATAACCATATGCTATAAGTAGAGCCATTGTGCCCCATCTTAGGATTCAGGTCATTACTATCTGCACTCATAGCAGTTAAATCTTCATAACGATAAACAAATCCATTACGTGCAGCGCTTACCATTTGCCTGCAGAATCTTCTGCTATCTTTACTTAGATTCTTTGAGTATGCGTAGCGTATCTTATACAATCCGCTATCCATTTCAGATGGTTTATCAGGATCAGAGTAGCTTCTAACTGATGCAAGATTAACAGGCTCAGCTTCTATCAGTTCCCATTCCTCCTCATCTACTATCTCGCCCTTATCTTCTAAGAATTCGCACCACCACGCTTCATCTTCATCTGTGAAGATTGGAGGCTTTTCTTGTGGATCTAAATTAATCTTTTTTTTTTGAGCTGATAGCTTAGCTACAGCGTTCCCTCCGGTAGGCTCAAACATTGCAGTAGCTACGTCAATAGGAAGCTGTAAGAATTGTACTAAGAATACTATAGCCTGCTCTTTAGTTAGTGCTCCTGTTTGCACAGCTGCTACAATTTCTAAAGCACTTGCTATCTGAGCACCGTTATAAGTTACATCACTTACTGATGCTCCTGCTGGTGCTACGGGTGCAGCTGTATTAGTATCAGTTGTTGCAGAATCTGCAACAGTTGTTGGTGTAGTTGCCGCTATTGCCGCATCCATCTCATCAGAGAATATATCATTAGACTCAATATAAATATCAGCCACAATCCCCATACCCTTAAAAATCTCTTCAAAGCTATCTGTTATAATTTTTTGATAAGGCTCAATAATGTTCTTGTTAAAGATGCGATAAGCGTTCTTCATCTCATCAGCGTTACTACCTAATCCTCCTGCATCACGAATACCAAAAAGTAGAGGAGATGTAACGCGGTGAGCTGCTAAGATATTCTCTCGTGACTGAGTGCTTAACTCTTGCCACTGCTTATCCGCATCAGTCATAGGCACTAAGTCTAAACGCGGTGCTCTATCTGCAGATTCATTAAATGTGAATACTACCTTACCTGCTTTTCTTGCGCCTACCATAGTCTCCCAGTTCCTTCTAATAGCTAACTGCTCCTCAGGATCAGGGATGCCATTGTTAAAGTGCAGCATGTAAGATGGTGCCATACCATTGCTTAGGAAAGCTCTATAAAATTCGCTTATTTCTCTTGTAATTTCTATGTAATTGATAGCAGAATAGTAATCAGGCTTAGGATAGTATGCGCTGCCTGGTGTCATCACTCCAATAAATAGCACTTGAGAAGGCTCATCTGCTTTTGAAGTTGGGTTATACATCGGGATAAATACAGGGATGTTCTTCTTTTTGCGCATATCATTCCAATCTTTAGAATAATAAATGCCAGGTATAACATCTTCATCATTAGCAACAGCAAGACGGCAATTCTCATAAGGCAGCTCGTTAATTTTAGCTATGCTATTTCTATCTACGCTCCAAATAATTTCTAAGTAGTAGCCACCCTGCATCTTAGCATCTAATGCTACAGGCCGTCTAATGCTATTTAATCTAAGTCTATCTATCTCGCGCTGAGCTGCAGGATTATTACTCTTAATCTCTTTGCCTGCTATCATGAAAGCTATGCTCATGGTAAGAGCAGAGTGCACCGGAGAGCTGTAATATAAATCTATTAAGTAATTAGGAAATGAGTTAGCCTCACCTAATGTTACCCATCCTTTAGGAGTCTCTTTCTCGTTAGCCTCTTGTGGCATTGCTGCGCCAAGATTAACTAACATAGGTGCTGCGTGTTTTATTTTATCCATTGTATGCAATGTCTGAATCTATGGTTAGGTTAGGCTCTGTAAATCGGGGAGTAGTTAAATCTTCTACTATTAAATAACCCATTTGGATTACCCCTTCTACAACAGCATCTGTAGGATCTAAGTTAGTGGAGCTGTTCTGCCCATAAACTATGTAGCTGAATCGTGCTGGATAGTTAATTAGTAGGCTCGCAGCTGTTGGTGTGTTGGCATTGGTGCCGATTTGAATGGTAGTATACCTATCATTCTGAGCTATCTGTAAAGGAATAGCGTAAAGCTTCTCAAGTGTCTGCTCGTTAGTTAGTTCTAACAAGTAATGGGTGTATGTATTAGCAAGCAAAAGCTCCCCTTCCTTAAGACTAAGGTAGAGGAGCTGTGCTGCTGTATTTTTAAGTAAGTAAATCATGCTTTAAATATAGCACAATTTTACTTACAATGTAGCTTGAACTACAGTAACTGTAGCAAAGTCTTGAAATGGAGTATCTCCTGCATCCTGATCTAACAAGTATGCTTTATCTTTCTCTTCGCCTGTGAAAGTGATAGTGTAGCCACTCATATCTCCCTTAGCTGTTCCTGAAGCTGTAGTAAAGGCAGTAACCTCTACGCCATCTTTATAGCCGCACATCCAAATGTTATCATTATTATCCTGTACGAATAATACGTTACGACCTTTAGAGATGTTTTGAAGTTGTAGTGAACGTGCAGCAGTCATGCCATGAAACATAGCTACAACAGTTTGTGTGTAATATACAGTGCCATTCTCAATGCTGATAGCAGCTTCTTCTGTGAATGATCCTGTGTGCTTAGGCAATTCGAATTCGTAAACATCTCCTGTAGCAAGAGCAGTAACTAAGTTAGTTCCTCCGTTGATAGTAGCAGTGTTTGCGAATGTAGCGTAATCTCCTAAGTATAAGGCTTTAATACCTCCAATCGCCTCTTTACATGCGATCAATATGCCAGCGGTAGTTAGACAGCTCATAGTTATTTTTTTTTATTTAGTTAAATATTCTTTGCAAAGAATGGGCAGCTATTAGCTAACCCACTCTTTTAACAAAGGAGTATTATTTAGTTATCAAATCCGATAACGATATCACCTAAAACAGCGTACTGAACACCAGCGCGGAATCTCATTGCCATGCGCACGTTGTCAGATGCATCAGTGAAGCTCATATCTACAACCTTAACCTCGTTGAAGTCAGAGTTTAAGTCAGTACCAAATACTAAGTTTTCAGGTGTAGCTAAGATAACTACTGAATCAGAGATACCTGGGCAAACATACACATCATACCCGTTGAAGGTCAATGGGAATTGTGCAGTACCTTGGAAAGTCTGAAGGTAACCTGCAGTAGCCAAAGCTTGACGGTATAACTGTGCAGTCTTACGGTTAACGTAGATCTTAAGGTCAGGGCTTCCTACCAATGTAGCAGGCAATGCGTCAGTACATAACTGCAATTTATCAATTACGTTAGTAGCATCCAAAGAAGTTGTAAAGTCAACATCCGGTGTACCACCTTTACCGGCATCGATTAAGTATTGTAAACCGTTGAATCCTGTGAATCCTGAAGAAGGCCAGTTACCTTTCCAAATGTTACACTCAATCTCTTGTGCAACCTTAGCAGCCAAGTGAGAAATTAAGAAATCAGAGAAGTTAGCAGGAACTACATCATTGATAAAGCCACGACCTGTTTGAGCCGCTTCCCAATCTTTTGTAAATTCTGCCTTGCAAAGTTGGATATTAACCATAAGGTCAGTAACCGTTAATACCTTCTCAGTTAAAGCTAAGGTAGAAGTAGAGTTGTCAAAGTCGCATGTAGCAGCTTTAACTAATCCTGTTGAAGCAAGAATCTTAAGTACAGCTTTGTACTTTACGTTCTCTTTAACAGTAATGTAGTTGTTTGCAATAGTATCTCCTGAAAGAACTGCTGCAGCAATGTACGGAAGCGCTAATTCGCCAGCGTAGGTTGAGGTGATGGTCAAGTTATCAGCCATGGTTTTCTTTTTTTGTTTTTGTTTTTAGTTGTTTTTGTATCTTGCTACTATAGCACGAGTACGATCTTCGATGTTACTCATTGCTGTAATGTTTAAAGGTGCTTGAGGTGCAGCTTGGCGTGCCTGCTTTACAGTAGTCGCAGCTGGTGCTTTACTTAGCTCAGTGATTTGCTTCTCAGCAGCGCTAAGCTTAGCTTCGAATTCAGAGATTACATTTTTAAGCAATCCTTCTACTTGCTCCTTAGAGTAAGTTTCAGCTACTTCTTGTTCTACTTCAATCTCTACAGTAGGCTCCTCTTCCTCTTTTGGTACTTCAATAGCACTTGCAATAATGCCAGCTGCTACTACGATTACCATACCGCTATCAAGTGTATACTCTCCATCGGCTAAAGGTGTAGGATTGCCATCTGCATCCATTACGAATACCTCTACTCCCTCAGCCCATACTTCAGCTGGTGAATAGATCATAGTGCCATCAGCTAAAGCACCCTCTACCATCATCTCTACCTTAGTAGCTTCCGGTGCAGCAGTCTCTTCTACTGATAGCTTTACTCCATGCTTTGCAAGCTGCGGAGCGAACTTCTTTAAAATGTCTTGAATCATGTTCATCGTGTTATATTTATTAGTGGAAAAAATTACAAATTCATTTCAAGCTGCTGAGCTAATTCAGCTAATAGCTTCTCAAGGTCCTGCTCAGTTACATCAGTTTCAGACATTGGTGCAAACCATCCCTCTATAGAAAAGCCTTTAACCTCGCCATTTTTCACAGCTTGCCAAGTCTTATCATCATCTACTTTCACTCCTATCATCCAAGTGCCTTCCGGTAACTCAAATCCGTAGTTCATGCTCTTATCATGTGCTCCTGTAGTTACCCAAGATTCAACAACAGTTAAGTTGTTTACAGGCATCTCATGCTGGATAGTATGGTTATGGTGCATGTTACGCTTAAGAAATTCCTGAGCCGTTTGCTCTATGGTCTCTTTAGAGTATGTGATAAAATACTTTTCGTTATTACCATCATAACGTACTATAGGCTGATTAGGAATAAGTGCAGGGCCGTATAGCATGCGCTTCTCTCCATCCTCTACTCTTGCTAATAACAAGTTAGCTTTAGACAGTGCTACAAAGTCTACCATTATGGCAGGCTCAGATACAAGGCTTACAGCGTATACCCCCATGTTATCCTCTTCCTCTCCTAAGCCGTATTCAATTAACTTCAATTTATCATTCATGTGATTGCTTTTTTATTAGTGGAAAAATTTTATAAATGTGATTGGTCTATTATTTTTTGACGTGCCTCCAATGCGTTGGCTACGTTACCGGCAAGTACATAAGTCTCTAATCCACCTGGCGCATTGTTAGCGATATTAGCTCCGCTGAAATCTATAGCCGGTGCATTAGCTCCTCCTCCTGTTGGTGTATTAAGATTAGTTGTAGATGGCGGAGTGCCGCCTGTGAATTGAGTCTGATTAATCTTAACTATGTTAGCTATACCTGCTGCTGCTACTGCTGCTGCTTTAACGAAGTTCATACCTGTTAACTGATCTTGTGGTACAGCTAACTGCTGAACTATTCCGCTTGCCATAGCTATGGTAGCCTGAGCTTTCTGCATTAATTTATTACGCTCAAATGCTTTGCGCTGGCTTGCCTCATCTCCCTTAGCTGCTGCTTGGTTTAAATCCATTAAAGCATCTAATGCTAAGCCTGCCATTTCAAAGTTAGATTGAATGTTAGCCATGCGATTAGCCTCATCTTCTTTTCTATACTTCTCTTTTATCTCATTCTCTTTGCGTGCCTGCTCTTCTACCAATGCAGTAGCATCTAATCCTGCTGCCTTAGCCTGTTCTTTTAAAGTAAGATAGTATTCCTGAGATGCTATTAATTCACGCTCTTGCTGAGTTGCTGTAGATTCAATATTACCCTTATCAGCTGCATCAATTACAGCCTGTAAATCAGCTATTTCTTTTTTCTTTTCTTCTAATCTTGCAGCTGCATCTTCCTTTTCTTTAGCTATTTTCTCTGCTTCTTTATCAGCTTCTATCTGATCGTACTTAGCAGTGATGGCTGCGAATTCTGCCTCATGGGTAGCACGTAACTGAGCTAATTCATCTGCACTCTTCTTAGCTTTTATAAATGTTTTTTCCTCTGCCTCTTGACGCTGGAACATGGTAAACAGCTCTTTCTCCTGCTCATCCATAGAAGCTCTTTGCAGCTCTGCCATACGCTGTTCAATAGCTAAGATGTCATCGGCTAACTTCTTAGCTGCTGCATCCGCTGCGCTCTTGCGCTCTGCTGATTTGGCTTTTCGTGCAGCAATAGCAGCTAATTCTTTCTCCGTTTTAACCTCAGATTTAGCAGCCATTCCTGCGTTCCAAATCTCATCCCTTTGCCCTTGAAGGTCTTGAACATGATTCAGCAAGCCCTCTCTTTGTAATCTTAACTTTTCAACTAAAGCTGCATTGCCCGCTTGCTGAGCTCTTTGCATTTGCAGAGCTAAATCTGTAGACTGAGCATTAATCTCTTTTTGTTGTAAAGCTATTTGTTCTGTTTGATTTTTATAGACGCTGAAAGCATCATTTTGGAGCAGCTGTTTATTATACTCATCATCCTTACCTGCGCGAATCTTATCTAATAAAGCTTTAGTATCCTGATAGACTTTAATCTTTCTTATCTCAAGATCGTTAATGGCTGTTAATTGTGCCTGCTGTGCTTCTAAAAACTTTGCTTTATCCTTTTCAAGATAAGCTATCTTCATAGCGGCCTCTGCCTGATATTGTTTGTTTTTTAATATATCTAATTCAGTCTTTAGTATCTGCCCACCTCCTGCTCCTAAAGCTTTTTGTAATGCAAGCTCACGTGTTAGCGCTTGCTCCTGTGCTTTTAAAGCCTCTACTTGCTTGTTCAAATTCTCAAGCATCCTGCTTTTGCCTGTAACAAAGTCGCTAAGCTCTTCCCAGTAAGCTATCACAGCTATCAGCACCCCTACTAAAATAAAGATAGGATTTTTATAAAGCGTAACAGCTAAAGCTTTTGCTCCCTGTACACCTGCCTGAAACGCTGCCTTCATTCCTCCGGCTAACGCTTTAGTATCTATGCGCCCAAGATTACCGCTAAAGGTCTGTATAGATTGTGTTAATCCTTCAAAGTCTAAGTTACTCAGCTGGTCTCCCATGATGCCGAAAGTATTACTCATACCTTCAATAGCAGGACCTGTATTTCCCTTAACAGCTTCCGCTGCATCATTCATTCTATCTTTCAATTCACCCATCTGTATAGATAGCTGATTGAATTTCTCAGTGCCTAACTCAGTCTGATCTTGCTGCTTTTTTAATTCAGCATATTGGGCCTTAAGAGTCTTAGTGGATTTCTCTAAGTGCACCGTAGACTCATCTACTTTCTTTATCTCCTGATTTATATCTTCTAATCCTGTGAATGTACCCTCATCATCAAATGAG